AATCTTTATACTTAAAAATCTACCTCTTGCTCTTGTATCTTTTTTATCTGTTGTCGATGTAACATCAAAAGAACTGTATGTTGATGGTGTACCTGCATCTGATGGATATCTTTTTAATGTTAAAGTAACTCTAGCTGTTCCAACTAAAGTTTTAAAGTCTGGTATAAATCTTCTCATAGATAAAAAGAATTCACCATCACCCATTTGTGGATTAGATATATCAAAATCAAATGATTCAATATTAGATGTAATTCTAGTTATAGAAGAGTCTAAATTTTCTTGATCAGTTCCTACTTCATGTTTGTATAAAATAGTTTTACCATATCCATTTGGTGCTGCAGGTTCACCTATAACTTCTGGAAAATCTCCATTTGTAGTATTATCAAAACTTGTTGCAAAAGGTTTATCAAATACATTTGCATCTGCCCAAGAAGTTCTCGGTGTATTACCTGTATACCAAACGTTTTCTGCAAAATTATATATTACATATCTATCATTATAATCAGATGATGCCGATGGGTAATCCCATCTTACTTCTGTATATAAATTATTTACACCTGCATAGATTTGTTGACTTTGAGTTAAATCAACATCATCATAAACATAATCTTCAACAGAACAATCTAGTGTTTTAACTGATCCATCATATTTAAAGAAACCTTTGTCACTCATCCAATAAGCAACACCATCAACTTCTACAACTGCGTTTTGTCCAAGCAATCCACAGTTAGTACCCACTTGTTCAAAACCAAACACAAAAGGTTGTCCGATGTGTCTCATTAAATATAAAGCGTTATCTGTCCAAATCAAAATTGCTTCTTTTGATTTAATAGCACCTACTATTTTTGTACCATCTTGAATTCTTTGTGAACCGGCAGAGTTACCTGCTGTAATATCATATGTGTTTATTTGTTCTTGTGATGAGAATCTTACAAACATATCATCTTGTGTTGATGGCGTTCCAACAGTTGTTTCTGTGCCCATGTGAATTAAATGTCTTGTAGTTGGTGACACCATACTAATTCTAGTATTTGTTGGATTCTGATCTGTTTCAAAACCTGTCGTTAATACAGACGCTCGCTGCCCGAGTGGGTTACCCGCAGCGGGGTTCCATGTAAATGTTTTACCATTTAAGATAGTTGCAACAAGTACCTGACCAAAGTTTGATAGTGACCATAAACCAGGAGGAGTATTAACACCATTTGTAGTTGCGGCTTGACCCCAGTTATTAGATCCACCCCAAACTCCTGTACCCCAACCAAAAGTAAATTGTTGTATTTGATTACCAACAGTTTCTAATGGAAGAATAGAACAACTTCCAGCAGGTCCTACATTACCTGTAGCATTTGCAACGGGTGTAACTGTAAATTCAGTATCTGATACAATTGTTTTTACTTCATATAATTTATCTTCAAAATCAGAATCAGCATAACCTGTACCAGCAGGTAAAGTCACATTTTCAAATTCTACAATGTCGCCTGCAGATAAACTATTAATAGATGTTGTTGTAATCGTTACAACATTAGATCCTGAAACTGTTGTAAACGTACTGTTTTTAAATTCATCAATTGTTAAAGGAAAGCCACTTGTTCTGTAAGGTGTAATATCGTAAAAATTATCTTCGTAATAAATTAATAAAAACTTATCAGTTCCAATTGCTAGATATTGATTACCATCATTACCTCTAAATGGGTGTAATCTTCTTGATACAGATGAAATACTTTCTCCGCCTTCTGCTTTCCAACCACCTACTTTTTCTGGTAATGTATATCTAAATCTAACATTGTCACCGCCCACATAACGAGCGACAGCTCCAACTTCAGAGTTTTGTTTATCGAAACCTGGTTTAATTTGCCATTTGCTAAGAGGCACTGTTCACCTCCTATATTTTATCCTTGTAAGCCCAGCCTACAGTCGCGTTTACATAAACCAAAGTAAAGTTTTGATTATCTGTTGAAACAGTTATTGATCCTGCAGCACCTTCAATATTTTCAGCACCTGGATCAATTGTTAAATTATTTACAGCGTAGTTTTGTCCACCGTCAATAAAACTTACTTCTGATCCAACAGAAGGACCTGTTGGTAAAGTAATTGTTAATACACCCGCAGTTGTATTACAAATAATTTGATCACCACTAACTGCCGTGTAAGACGAAGATGTTGACTTATAACCTTTAGTTAAAAGACCTGAACTTACATTTGTTCCATCAGAATATAATAATGATTTACTTCCTACTGGTAATGTTACACCAGTTCCTGAAAAAGTTTTAACAGTTAATGTATAGTGTGATGCTGATCTATCTGTTGCATCTTCTACAACAAATACTCTTTCTGATGAATCAGGCATAGTTACAACTCTATTACCTGTTAACGTTCCGGTTAATTTAAAGTATAAATTTTTACCATTTGATGTAGCACCATCAGTTAATACTAAATTAACATCAGCTGCACCTACAGCTAAACTTAAATAGCCGCTCGCTGCTTGCTCCAAAATCTGTAGATTCGTGTTTGTAATGTTACCCCATAAACCAGCTTTTTCACCGGTTACCATGAGTTCTAGTTTTATATCACTTGAATAACTTGATGCCATATTTTATCCTATTCTCCTGGAGACGGAGAGTTGATAGCAGTTCTGATTGTGCCATCCATATACTCGTCTCTTCTTCTTCTACCTTGTTGTTCTATACCATATGTAGCCATACTTCTACCATAAGATTGTTCGTATAATTGTAACATATCTGTTGGTCCTTTTAAATAACCATAAGTTTCAGCTAAACATGCATATAATAATAAATCTGGGTAATTGTTTGATACATAAGTTGTAGTCGCGTCACTAGCTGTAATTGTGTCTGGTTGCTTGACATATGCAACGTGGCACACGTAGGCAGCATCGGGCGTCGGGGCTACAAAAATTGTAGTAGCATTTCTGTTAGAATAGTATCTCGGAATATTATTAGGCGCAGCAGATGCTGTACCAGGTGTATTATAATATTCTTCCATAAAAGAAGTTTCTCTGTATTCCAAAGCTTTTCTTACAGCTGGTGTTTCGTTTGTATCGTTAATGTAAATGTATCTTATAAATCTTGTATTTGCTGGTGCAGCAACTTCTCTACTTCCTGGAGTCAAAGTAATTGTATCGTAGAAACGAGCGTCATCTGTATCTGTTTCTCTAAATATTCTAGCTTCAGCGTTTTTTACAATAGTTGTAAGAACAGCATCACTTAATACTGTATTGTCAACTTCTGTATAACTTCTTATATCTGATTTTAATTCTCCAAAATTCATAATTATGCCTTAAATACTATAGGTCCAGCTGAACATTCTAAACCTCCTCCACTTTCTCTTGTATTAACATTTTTAAACGTAGTAAAGAAAAAACTATTCTGAACTGTCAAAGTTGGTGGTTGACCAGGGTTTGGAACAGTTGATGAAATCATTGATATATTAAAAGCTCCATAAACTTTAGCGCCATTACTATGAGAACTAGCTGTTGTATTTGGTGGAGTTACACCTCTAAATTTAGCAGCTGTTCCTCTTACACACCCTGTTAATTGATTACCTACTTTTACTGCGTATGAAATAGTTTCATTTTTAAAAAGTAAAGTTACAGGATCTATTTTTTCTATCATAATATATCCAGTTACAGGGAAGTAAGTTGCATCAGTTAAATTTATAGTGGTTGTAGAATCATTTATATCTCCGTTTAAAGTAGTTTCTAATTGTATTGACTCTATGTTTGATCCTGGAATAGGACTTTTTAAATCAGTAAATCTAACCCAATCGTCTGTTTGATAACCACTGTTTGGAAAATTACACTCTATTACATTAGTAGGTAATGCTAAAGCACTTAATGCTGCAAAAGGGTTTTGAGGTAATAAATCAAAAGTCGGTGGTTCAGTTCTATCAGGTCTAGCATTTTGTAAACCTTGTGGGTCACCAGGAGTTGGAATCGGATCTAGTTGTGGTTGCTTAGGTTCATATTCTGAAATATGTACAAAAGCTCCATTCCATTCTCTTACCATTTCATTATATGGAAACTGCATACCCGATCTATCGGAGATTGCTAATGCGTATCTACCTTTTGATAAATTAGTCATAATTAATTCCCATTCTTAACGTCTAAACTGTCTCCATTTAATACATATAAAATATCAATTCCGGCAGATATTGCAATATCTGCTCCTGCACTATCTCCAATTGCTCTAAATTCAATATCTGTTTTTTCATTAAATTTTAAAGGAATTGGATATTCTTGATGATGAGATCCTTCAGCAATAACAAATTTATCTTTGACTTGGAAGACACCTCCATCAGGTCTAGTTAAAAATCTAACAGTTGCATATTTATTATTTTGTGTTGTTGCAACAGTAATATCAGTTTGTAAAACATAAGCCGTAAAGTTAGCAGGGACTGTCCATAAAGCCATTAATGTTTGATTATCACCAATTGCAATTGTTGCATAAGGTGTTGCAGGAACTCCACCTGCAGGAGCTGCCTCGGTTCCAACGTAGATAACACCTTCATTACTTCCTGTAGTTCCAGCAGTATTAACAATACCTCTGTTTACCCTTATCCAATTATTAACTAAACCTAGTTGAACAGCTGTTTGTCCATTTAAATCTACCGTAACACTAACTTCATTGTAGTCAGCGTCTAATCCTGAAATAGTTACGTTTTGTGCTCCAGTTCCAGCGGCTGTATCGTTTGCGCTTGAACTTGAAACATACAAAGTAGATGCACTTGTTAAATAAGTATATAATCCTCCTTGGGCCCATACTGTTTCTATTGCATCGTCGATATCAGGATTAAATCCAAACTTAAATATAGATTTATGAAAAGCTATTTGTTGTTCTGCAACTTGTAAGTAAAAAGGTTCTGTCTTACCTTGTTTAGTTATAGAAGTAACTTTTCTTGTCATTCATTAAATCTCCGGATAGTAAGTTCTAGGCGTTACAAATAGACTAGAAGAAGATCCATCGTTTTGTAATGCTCTTTGTAATTCATCTTCATATAACATTTTTAAATCCTGTACTCTTTCAGGTTTAAATTTCAGAGCTAAATAATATGCAAGTCCTGCAGTCATACACGGTACAAATCTGTACGGTACGTCTGCATCGTTTGTATATTTACCTACGTCATCAATTCTTTTAGCGTAATAATAATTAATTGTATTTCCAGCTTCGTTTGGGCCAGGAGTTAAGAATAAAGTTATTGTTACTCTATCAATAAATCTTTGTACAAAATATTGAGTTGGTGTTCCTTTTGCTGATTTATTTGCAAACGATTGATAAACAGATCTGTTTACTTTTGTTAATGGAAAATCAATATTCTCTGCATTTCTATATGAAGCTTCTAAAACATCATCAACTCCATAAATTGCAGTTGCATCAGAAGTACCATCAGATGTTGATCTAAACATTGTATAGACAGCTTGACCATCTACTAAAGTTAAATCGTTATTTGCAATTTCCCAATAATGAAGACCTCTGTTGGCCCACTCTTGAAACATAATATTTAATGATCTTCTTGCAGAACTTAACTGTTGACCGGTTACACCAGTCATAGCTATTCTTTCATAAGATTCATGAATTATTTCATCTATCGAAAACCCTTTTTCAAAGGTTGTTGTTCCTGAAGTAGTGTTAGCCACTTAGACCTCCTACTTATCGAATAACAGAGTCGCTGCTGCTATATTAGTAAATAAGGTTACTTCAATCCCACCAGGAAATAAAACTCCGTCTTCCGGTATGTTAAACGCAAATACATCAGTATTAGGTATGTCTATATCAAAAAGAACTGTAGCATCAGTAGCGTCTGAAAAAGTAATTCTTCCAGCTCCACCACCATCAGAGGCAACACTTATTCCTCTAAGTCTAGTTCTTCCAGTAAATACAACACCTGTTGCTGTTACTCGTTGGGCAAATACATCTGATTTAAAACTCATATATTCTCCTATTCTCTCGGCGGTTGGTTTTTATATGGGTGTAATCCAGGAAGTTGACCCTGTAAACTATATTTATATGCTAAATAACCTTCGCATTTTTCAATATATGCTTCAGAATCTGCATAACCATTGTCTTCAAAACATGCCATAATAAACTCAGCCATTTGACCAGCTAATTGTCTATTACCAACAGGTTGAGACATAAGTTTTACTGCTATTCTTCTTCCTAATTGACCAACGTTATAACTTCCGCTTGAACCAACTTCAGTTCCATCTATTCTAGCTCTTACAGTTGAACCTGCATAATCAAGATCAATCACAACTATATGTGGCCCTGAATAAGGTCCGCCTGAAAAAGAAAAAGCACCTCCTAAACCACTTTGACCATAGAATCCATCAAACTGAGTAGCGCTGCCAGCTTCTACTTTAAAGTTTCTTGCACTAGCATCTTCAACACCGACTATAGAATCAGCTGATTGGTCTACAGCTCCTATGTCAACACAAGTGACAATAGTAAGATTACCATTACTTGGTTTTGCAATATCATCTTGAGCTGCTGCTAGTCTTTGAGGGTTTGTAAATTGTAAAGCAGGCACACCATTTATACTACCACCAGTGGTTGGAGTATCAGCTCCACCATCTGATTGCATAGAAAATTTAGCACTATCAACTAAATTATTCCAAGTCGTAACACTGCTTCCAGATGTTATTAAGGAAGAGATAACGTCTGCTCTATACCAAGCTTCTAAAGGATCAGTTTCTGCTCCAAACACTTCTCTACTGCTTGGTAACCAAAGGTTTTGTCCTACGTTTCTTATTCCGAATTGTATTCTTTTTTCTATCATAATTTTACTCTCCTTAATTTATTAGTTAATTATTGTTTAAGATTATTGATAATCTTTACCAATGTTTGCTAATAAATTAGTTCCATCATTATAGACAGTTACAACATCAATGTCACCTGCTCCTAATGATAGTGCTGGAAAACCACCTGGGAAAATACAACCACTAAATGCACCTGTACGTCCACCTGTTCCATCTTGAGTTATTGTGATAACTAAGTTTCCACCTGTTGGAAAGTTAGTAAAAGTAAAAGTTGCGTTATCTGCTAATGTAATTGAAAATTGACTTCCTGTTGAATAGTCCACAGTAACATTCGCTGAAGATGGTAATGTTACAACCGGATCATCAGGGTCAATATCTCCAAAACTTAAAACTCCTGCTCCGTTAGTAACGATCGCTTGACCTGCAGTACCATCTAAAGCTGGTAATGTAAAGTTTACGTCAGCAGCTGTTGCTGTTGATGCTTTTAAAGAAACTAATTTTCCGTTAGTAGAGTTAAGTAATCTAAACTCTCCATCAGTTCCTTGTGAAGTAGTTGTTTGTTCTTTTCCAGCTATTACTGGTCCTGTAAATGTAGTTCTTGCCATAATTTTATCCTCCTAGTTTTTAAACACAGTCTCTAGGCCGTCGACTATACGCGTCTGTGTTTTTGTAAATGTATAGTGTGATTTTTATACAACAGTTTTAAGTAGAGTGCAAGAGATCCCGTAGTGTGGATTGGATTTTTCCAACGATGTAGCTTTTTACTAAGTAGCTACTGAAACTTCAGGAGTTGAACCTTCAACTGCGTTCTGTTTGTGGGCAATTGCTGCTTCTTCTAGCTTGATCTTTGTGATGATCTCTCTAACTTTGTCATCAATCCTGACCATTTCAAGAGTGTATCTGTTGTTATCCAGAAACTCCTGTTCCCACTTCAACTCCAAGGACCTTTTTTGTTTGTATAGGTCTTGTATCATTGATAACCTCCTCATAGGTTATTCTGTATTTGTTAGAGTCAAATGTATTATCTCCAACATGTTCCCATTTTATATCATTTACTCCTAGTTTGTCAACTATAGCTTGTTCAAGGGAAACTGGATTATCTTCCGATAAAACTTCAAATTTTGCATAATAATTGTAGGCATTTATAGTTACGAGGAACTTTTTCATAAATTAATAATTTGATATTTCTTCTTTTTTAGTTCTTAAAAATTGTAATTTTGTTTGTGCTAAGGATACTTTATCAGGGTTTCGATTGTCTGCAACTATCCTTTCATTTCTTTTAATACCTTCTTCAATTTTTTCTAAACATTTTTCTTTATTGGCTGGTCTCCAATTAGGGTCTTGAGTTTTTATCTGTAAACGTTTGTATATGCCCATGATATTTCTATTTAATGAGGGGCGAAGATCGCCCCTCAGAATTTAGTTATTACGCTCCAGCAGAAGCATACATACCTCTTGGATCAGAGAATCCAAAAGAGTATCTTTCTCTTGCTTTGTATCTAACGTTACCAGTGTCAAAGTCACCTTCCATTGAAGTTTTGATTGGTGATCTGTTGAACATCTTCATACCATTAGGTACATCAGTTTTGATATAGAACGCATCTGTATCAGTTAAGTAATGGTTAATTACATAACCTTGAGGTACCATTCCTCTAGATACGATTGCATTAATATCGTTATCTGCTGTTGCCGTTCTACCTTTTGATTCCATTAGTCTCTCTGCTGTAAACTGCTGGTTAGGGTGAATGATTAATTTCATTCCTCTAGCAGCGATTTTTAGACCTCTTTCATCAGTGAAAGCAGAAATATCAATTAGAGATTGCTCTAATGATGTTTCGTTAAGGTCAGCAGGAGTTTGCAATTGGTTAGAGAACGTTCCAGCTAATGTAGGGTGATTTACGATCGCTCCCACATTGTTGTTACCGAAAAGTGATACTCCGTCACCACCTGCAAAGTTTCCATCGAAACCATTGTTTAGGACGTTAGCCGCTTTAACTTGTTTAGTATTAGCCATAGATCTAGCTAATGCTTTTGTATATCTAGACGCAAGTCTGTCATACAAGTTATCTTCAATTGCTTCTTCAGTAATTGAAAACGCTAAAGCGATTGTTTCGTGCGTATAACGAGAAGTGAAAGTCTCTTGAGCATCATCAAATGATACACCTTGACCTTCAGCTTTAACTTGTGCGTTACCAAATCCAGATAACATTACTTCCTCTTCGAAAGCTCTGTCAGATGATTCGATATCGAAAATCTCAGCGTGTTCGTTCTCGTAATTTTTATATTCCAAGCCGAATAGTGCATTCAGACCTGGCTCTAGTTCTTTAACTAGTTGTGATCGTGATATTGCCATAGTATTTTATCTCCTATTCCTAGCTTAGTTTATGTACAAGTTACTTGCAGAGTTAACTACAACGACCATGTTTGCACCAGCTGCTGTAATGTCTTTGTTCTCAGGCGCGTTAGCGACTCTGACAACTTTCCACATTTTTGTAGTAGCGGCACCACCAGCAACATTTAAAAGTACAGTCGATTGACCATCTTTGTTATCACTAGCAGTAAACGATGTTACGTTAAAGCTTTTTCCGTTGTTACTTGTTGGGCAAGCAGCATCTGTTTTAATCATGTATTCTTGAATTG